AACCTGCTGCGTCACTCATTTCATTTTTGTCGTTCAAGAACTTCTTGACCAAATTATTGATGTCGCTTTGGGTGTCTTTAACCTGGTCTGCATTGTTTACTTTAAAACGGAATTTCTTTTCACCAACATTGAAATCAAAACCTTTGAAATCATCGTTAAAAAGCTTTTCTGTTTTGTTCTTAAATACAGACACTTGACTTTCAGCTACTTTAGTTGCTGCTTCGTTTTCTTCACTATATCGATTGAAAAATTCAACCGCTTTTTGTTGCTCGGGGTTTAAATTTACCCCAGCTTTTACTTCGTTGTAATATTTTGTTTTTAACCCTTCCAGATGATTTTTAGCTTTTGCTAACTCTTCTTTCTGTGCTATTTTCTTTTTACGTATATCTCTATCCTCATCTAACTCTTCGTCATACGAAAAGTTATCTTCCATTAAGAAGTTAATTTCTTCCCTATCTAAATGCGGTTTAGTTGACTCGTAGTATTCTCTTAGTAATTGCCCTTCATTTAAAGAAGAGTAATCAGTGTTAAGTTTTACGTAATCCTCCAAGCTTCCACCTGTATCATTCATAAACTCAACTACCTTCTGAATATTGTCTGGTAATTCAGCCCCAGTAACTTGTTCGTACTCTACAGCTTCTTTAATCTCTTCTGCTAAGTCTTGAACTTGCTCTTGGACCTCTTCGTTCGTTATCTCTTCAATAAAAGACTCTTCAACTTGAACAGGCTCTGGCTGCTGAGGTGTTTCCTCTACAGCTTCCACAGGAGCTTCAATTACTTCATTTACAACCACATCTGGTGTTGTTACGACCTCTTCTGTTGGTTTATTTAATTCGTCTAGATTAACTCTAATGACGCCATCATCATACGACAATGGTTTTTGTTCCTCTTGAGGAGCTTCCGCTACTACAGGAATTTCTTGTTCTTGTTCTTCTGCCATGATAAAATATTATATAATTGTTATTATTATTATTACCTAGGCCCAAAGGAACCTAAGTTAAAATCTCCGCTAAGTATATCGTTTCCGCTGGATTCGAAGTTTTTTGGAGGTAAATCATTCTGTCTTTGATTTATTAATTCACTCTGTTGTGTAGCTTGTAGCTTAGTTCTTTCGTCTTTTCTATCTTCTTTATCTGTTACTTCAGTTTTTCGACCTTGAACTTCAATACCTTTAAGCTGCATATTCATTTCAAATTCTAATTGCATCAATTCTTTCTTAAGCGTAGCTTCTCTCATAAGCTTTTGATGGTCTATTTCTGCCTTTGCTTGTTCTAATGCAATCTTTTGTTGTATCAAGGCTTGACCTTTTTGTATCTCTGCTTGAGCAGCCACTTGCTGAGCCTGAGCATTTGCTTGAGCTTGAGCTTGTATATTCTGCTGTTGCATTTCCTGATCCTTCATTTGCTTTTCTGTTCTGCGCAATTTAAGTAACTGGTTAGCTAACTTAATATTTTTAATTTCGCGTAGATCAATTGCATCAGATAAGTCTATAAGACCACTTTGAACAGCAGCTTGAATGTTGTTTTCAAGAACCGCTCTCTGCTCTTCGTCTGGTTGAAGCTCAATAAATATACCAAAGTCATATAAGTATAGATCACTCATTTCTTCAAGCACTGCTACATTTTGATTACCTATCTTATGTATAAATGCTTCCCTTGTAGGTGAGTATTCTAGTATATCTGATATCCTTAATGACAATCCTTCGCATAAATCTGACGTTAGATATAAGCTACCATCCAATATATGTCTTGTTGCTGTATTAGAATTTGCTGCGGCCATTTTTTGCACGCCAACTAAAGCTCTAGCGTCTGGTGTACTGCCGTCTCTTGCTTCATTTAATCCGGTAACATCTCTTATCATTTGCATGTAATAGTTGTAGTTGGTTATTAAGCTTTGCATTTTTTGTCCTCCAGCCCCGGTTGTAATTTCTTGTATTGGTACTTTACCAGGATTCATATCGCCATCTTGAGTGAACGATCTACCTATAACAGAACCTGTTTGAAAAAACATATTAAGCGCTTCTTGCGGATTGTAATTAGTTCCATTACCAAGATCCACTTCTGCTAAGCCATCTGCATCAAGATAAACACCATCAGGCACCATTCTTGACATTACTTGTTGTAACTTTAAGTGAGTTAATTGAATCATATCCGCAAAACCGGTTATACGGCTTACTATTGATTCTATTCTGCCTCTATACATTCTAGGTGCTACGATGCTATAATTCATCTTAACCTTAGTGTAATCACTTTTAGGTCGAATCATATTCTTTGCTAATTCCCATTTAAGCATTTCCCCGCCTAAAACTTTTACTCCCTCATAAACAACTTCTAAGGATTTAGACAACTTAGTTATCCCGTACTCCTCATATAATTCTTCAGGTGGATTAAATTCATCTGTTTTAGGAATTATTTTAGCTGCTCCTGTAGCAGTTTCCTTAACCTTGTAAACTTCATTTGAAAAAGTCTTGTAATTAAAGTAAAGAACCTGAACAGTATTTGAATCGTCATAATCCGAATTACTAAGGGTTCTGTCATAAAAACCATTGTTGCTTGTATTTTGACCTGCTATTTTTTGTAGATCATCATTAGTTAAATGAGGGAATTCTTTTTTAAGTTCGTTTAAATGAACTGCTTTAACTTCCCCTACGTAATATATGTCATCAAAATATGGAGAATCCGTGTAAGACCACACTAAGTTTACGGGATCCACGTAATCAACCAAAGCTCCTTCTGCTTTGCTAAAAGTGTTTTTAACGGCTCCAATACCTATTACGGTTAAATCATAATTGCAGCGTCTTTTAGTTAAATCATATTTATTACCATCTAATAAAACATTTAAAGCCTGCTCTTCTGCTAATTCAACTTGCTGCTTATAACTTAGTTGCATGTGCAAATCTAGCTCTTCTTTATTTTTAGGTAAATCTTCAGGGTTGTTTTCAAATAAATTAACCCCAAATTCTGCTTTAGCAAATTCATTTAATTCTTTAGTCTGCATATCTCTAATAAGAGATTCCATATACTTAGTTCTTTTGTTAACGCCGTATGGATCTTGAGAGTATGCTTTTATATCAAATTGTCTATCTGAAATTCCATTAACAACTATATCTACAAATTTAGGTATAATTGGCACAGGCTTCCAGTCTAAATTCAAATATGATAAATCACCATTGATTGATAACTCATCTTTATATTTTTGAATTGGCTGCTCTCCTCGAGCGTATAATCTAAGATTATGAAAGGTTGCTTGGTTACTTTTGAACCTGCCGTTCCCATTATCGGAACTAAACCATTCATTTTCTATAGCTCTACCAATAGTGGTCCCGTAGTCTAATGACATTTTTTCTTGGTCACTAGCTATTTGGCTTGGAAAATAACTTGTTATAGGAGTGGTAGCCATATTTTTATTTTTTCATTATTTTTGATAAACCACCAGCGTTGGTGTATTTAGCTATTTTTAAATTTATTTTATTCTTTTCTACTTGAGGCCGAGGGTGGTATAAATGTCTATTACAAGCCATTATTGCTAACCCTGAACTTATTGCTGCATCAAACTTTGTTCGTTTATTTATATCGAATCCTGCCCAATCGTTTAGCGTTGTATTAAAATACATTGCTCCGTATTGTCCATCTGATTGTAAACCAACGTGTTTGTCAATATATGTTTCGATAGCTGCTGCATGAGCTTGTTTTATATCTTCACTCGAGTTAGGCATACCGCCAATTTCTCTTTCAGTCACTGATAGCTTGTTCCAAAGCTTGTCTGGTCTATTCATTGAATAACCTCTGTACCCTCTTCTTTTAAAGTAGTACAATAACCTAGGTTTATTATTCTCTGCTAGTATAGGCATTCCATAAAATATGCATGCCATTAATACGTCTTCAAAAAATATTTCAGCAGTTTGAGGTCTAGCAATATATTCTAAAAAGAAAGTATTAACTGGATGGTCCTCCATACTGAATTTAGTTAACCCGTGCAAAGCTCCTTTAGAACCTTGACCGTCTGTTGTTCCAGATATATCATAACTATCACAGCCAAATGCACCCATATGCTCATTACCTGGACTTTTTAACCCATTCTTTACTGTTTGTCTATTCTGTAAAGCACTGCTTGGAACCCACGATATTTTAAATCTTCCACTTGGATTTGGTGTAAATATAACAGTTGAATCTTTAATTCCGTTAGCCCACTGAAAATTGCCAGTAGTAACTACATTTG